ATTTCTACGCAATAAGCAGATTTGAACGCGATCCCGACAAAAGGGATTTTAAAAAAGAGGTAGAAATGAATAGAGATTTTCTACAAAAGTTGCGTGATATATTTAGGGATATACCTATTTATTTTAAATTAGGAAACCATGAAAATAGATATGCAAGGGCATTAAACAACGATGCAGAAGAATTTGCACAACTACACGATCTCCAGTTTGATATCTTTTTTAGATTAGATAAATTAAATATTACAATGATTGAAGATTGGAGAGGTATGGAAATGGGAGATCTATTAGTATTGCATGGGCATGAGTTGTATGGTGGTGGCGGAGTTAATCCAAGCCAAAACTTATTTAACAAGACAATCTGTAATACATTGATAGGTCATGTTCACAGAACCAGTAATACACAAAAGAAAACAGGGTTTAAAGAATTTATCAATACATATTCAATAGGATGCTTAACGGTATTAAGTCCAAAGTATATGCCATTCTCAATGCACAATCATGGATTTGCAGTTGTAGAAATAGAGAATGGAAAATCTAAAGTTCACAACATTCAAATAAAAGATGGAAAAATTGTTTAGATTTGTTCTTTCATTAGTTTAAATAGGGTTTAAGTTTTAGTACAATTTCCCCATTGATTTTATTAGTGGGGATTTTTTATGTCTAATAAATAATTAAAATAATTTTAAATAAAGTTTTTTTATTTAAATATTAGTATTATATTTGACTCAAGATAGCAACGATGCTATTTCTTAAACCTTATAAAAATGAATAAAATCAAAACCTTTTACCAACAAGATCCAGAAGGATTAATTGGTAGTGTATTAATCTACACATTTTTTTACATCTTATTTTTTCACATCATTCCAATCATTTACTAACTATGAAAACTTACAAAGCAAAATTCAAAGATGAAGCTGGGTTCTATACTTGCACCTGGTTTTTCGATGAACTCGAAGACTTTTGGGCAGCAGTTTGCAGAGAAGAACGAGTTTACAAATCAAAATTTCAACAATTAATCTTAGACTAAAAATGGAAAACAAATTAGCAGAAATTCAAGCAAAGGTCAAAGCACCTAAAGGACAATTCAATTCATTCGGGAAGTACAATTACCGAAGTGCTGAAGATATTCTTGAAGCAGTCAAGCAAGTAGTTAATCCGATGGGTTATTCTATTACGATTTCCGACACGATAATTAACGTAGGCGATAGATATTACATTAAAGCTACTGCGACTCTCACAAACGGCAAGGAAACGTATACAACGGATGGATATGCAAGAGAAGAAGAAAGCAAGAAAGGAATGGATGGAAGCCAGGTCACTGGAGCAAGTTCTTCTTATGCCAGGAAGTATGCGCTTAACGGACTATTTGCACTGGATGATACAAAGGATTCAGATGCTACAAATACTCACGGAAAAGAGGAGGCTAAAAGTTTACAAATGTGGAAACAAGAGATTGACAAATGTAAATCAGTCGATGAGTTAAATAGCTATTATGCTAACTCCCAACAATCAATTAATGGCAATAAAGATATATTAGCATTATTTTCAACTAAAAAATTAAGTTTCACAATTAATCAATAATCAAATGAGCAAATTAGTAAGCATTTCAATTAACGTAGATTTGTTAGACAAGTCTAAATTGTACAAGGGTAAGAAAGGTACTTACCTTAACATCAGCGGATTTCTTAAAGAAGATGCTGACCAATACGGAAACTTTGGTTTCATCACGCAAGACGGAGTTAAGACTCCCGAAAGTAACGCTCCAATCTTGGGCAACTTTAAGATTAAAGGAACGGAAGGGTTTAGCGCTCAATCTTCAAGGCCATCGCCAGTGTTTGATATTCCGAGCGCTACATTAGTTGATAACGATTTACCTTTTTAACTATGGAAGACTGGGAAGTAAAATATCAGAAAGGCTATGAGATAGCATTTTTGCAAGTTCATTTACGTTCATTATATCACGCATCTGAAAACACATTAAAATTTCAAATGGATATAACAAAACAATGTTTTGAAAATGCAGTAAAAGATGAAAGATTTTCACAAGAATTTATAGACAAATTTAGAAATGGAAGAGATACAATTTAATCCACAACAATTTGAGATAGGTTTATTCGGTCATAACCCTATCCAAGAGATGAGCAAGGCTCAGATTAATCACTTGGTTCATTTGATTAACGAAGGAGTCAAAGAAGGTGGCAAGGACATAAAGTCTTTGCTTGCAATCGCATCGAAGTACCAGCTTCTATTCTCAGAACTGGAGAAGACTTTAAAGGAGCAAGCAGTTGACGAACTTTTAAAATACGACAAAGGTCGATTCGAAGTTCATAGTGTCGAGATGCAAGTGGCTGAGGTTGGAACGAAATACGACTTTAGTTCAACTAAGCAATGGGTAGATTTACAAGACCAAATCGATGAATTAAAAGAAAAGCAAAAGGAAGTAGAGAAGTTTTGTAAAGGAATCAAAAATAAGACTATCACGGTGGATGAGGAAACGGGCGAATCGTTTGAGTTCTATCCTCCAGCTAAGTCATCAACCACATCAATTAAAAAAACAATACTATGATTAAGATAAAGAAAAGTAATATACATCAGGCCGTAGCCGATAGTCTAAACAAGAAAGGTATTTTGCCTTTTAGCGCAAGAGAGTGGAACGTTTTAAATGTCCAGCAAGTAGTGTACTGGAACACAAGAAATAGAGAAAGTGGATATGTTAAGTATCCCGAAGTCATGAGAGAAGTTCAAATCATAGCTAAACAAATGCAAGATGAGAAATCAGGGCAAATCGAACAACTCTAACGAAACGGCAGAATTTCTCACGATGGTTGGCATCGCTGGAATAATAGCAGTATGGATATTTTATTTAATAGTTTATTTAACGACATGAAAGAATTAACATTTAATAAGTGGCAAGACCATTTAACAAAAGAGTTAAAAAAAGATTACAAAAAATTGTATCAAACCTCAAAATTTAAACCAAATGAAAGCAAGCTTCAAAAATTATCACGCAGAGAATCCGCAGATTTATATAGAGTTTAAGCGGTTAGCATTCCAAATGATTAATCGTGGTTATGTCAGATTAGGAGCAAAGCAAATCTTTGAAGTCATACGATGGCATACAATGGTCGAAGGCAATGACGGGTATAAGGTCAACAACAATTATACTTCAGACTATGCCAGGTTATTTGAATCAGAGCATCCGATTTATGCAGGATATTTTTTAAAAAGACTTTGTAAATCGGTTTAGTTTTTTTATATTTGTAAACAATCGCCTCACTACATTATAGCGATTAAAAGTCTTAAATGCCTTGTATTGAAATTGGAAGTAGTGAGCCAATGGATTTATGAGGCATTTTTATTTTATAAAAATTAATATGGAAAAAGAAGCATTTTATTTCCCACATTTTTGCAACGCAAGACATGATAGGAAAATCCGTAGGTTGCGCAAGGAACTTGGAACGGAGGGTTATGGCATTTACTTTATGCTATTAGAAACGCTAAGAGAACAACAAGACTTAATGTATCCTTTGGATGATTTGGATTTGTTAGCCGAAGAGTTTGGGGTATCTGAAGCAAAGGTAAGAGTGGCTATTTGTAACTACGGATTGTTTGAGATTGATGAAGAACAAAAATTCTTTAGTCCTAAGATGTTGGTTTACTTAGAGCCATATTTTAAGATGAAAGAACAACGCAAAATTGCTGGACAAAAGAGCGCAGACAAGAGAAGAGGGATAGAAATTTCAACGACCGTTCAACAACCGTTCAACGACCGTTCAACAAAGGAAAGGAAAGTAAAGGAAAGTAAAGAAAAAGAAAGTAAAGTAAATGAAATAAAAGAAGAGTATAGTTTGGTCGAAATGCTTTCTCCTTATATTGCTGATTTAGGAATTGAATACACTAATTTTTATTCTTATTGGTCAGAGAAAAATAACAAAGGAAAAGAACGATGGCAAGTAGAAAAGTTTTTTGATATTAGCAGACGAATAAATACCTGGTTAACTAACGCAAACAAATTTAGCAATAATGGAAATACAACTGAGAAACTCGGAACAAGTGCCGCAAGAATGGAAGCACTTAGGAAGTGGTAATGCCTTAGCAATAAAAGAAGCACAAAGCGCCATTGCTTTGCGTGTAAGGAACGAAGAAGATATAAAGCAAGCATTACGCTACTCTATGCTTTTGGTTGGCTTACGAGGAAGCAATCTACCGACTGAAGAAGAAAAGTTTGTTTTAACTAATTTTGTAAAGTCAAATTTTGGAAATAATACTTGCGAGGAGATAAAACTTGCCTTTGAAATGGCAGTCGCTGGCAAGCTAAATATTGATTCTAAATGCTATGAGAATTTTTCTTGTGAATACTTTGGTAGAATTATGAGTGCTTACCTGGAGTATGCAAGACAAGAAATTAAGAACCTACCTAAACCAATAGAGCTATTGAAAGAAAAGCCAAGTGATGAAGAATTAAAAAAGCAAGCAATTGACACGGCTAACGAATATGCAAATCAGATTAGATACTGCGAGAAGAACGATAAGAAATTTACGTTTATAGCTGGAGGTCTTTCAATTCTATTCGATTACCTGGAACAATTTAAGATTCCAACCATATCAAAAGAAGAACGAATTGAACTATGGAATAAGTATTCTAACATTCAGGATATTGAAGAAAGGAAAATGCACTGCAAAACTCAAGGGTATATTAAATTTGTCAATTCTTTAGTTACATTTGATTGTCATATCGACCAAGATGGAACTATTAAACCAAACGACCTATGATGACTGAACGATTTAAGAGGAATTTACAATCAATGATTATCCAACGGATGACTGAAAGGAAACTATCTAATCAAGATTTAGCGGAGGCGATTGATGTTTCATTGACTTGCGTAAGACAATGGGTAAGAGGCAAGCATACATTGAGTTTTGAATTAGGATTATTAGTGTGCAAATATTTAGATATAAACTTAAACGAATTATGAAAAGAAAATTAATTTACGGAACTGCGCTGGCATTAATTTGCTATGCTTATTATTATGCGCTGAAAAATAATCAGACAATACAAAAAAATAACAAGCCAAAATTTGAGTATGGAATAGTTCTTTCTGAAGACATTTATACGGATACAATTGATTTGAGGCTATACACAAGTCACGGAAGATTAAAAAATAGTAACTAAACAAGTAATTCGGAAATTACGAATAACCACCATAATCCATTTAAACAACAATACTATGACACCTGAAAGTAAAGCATTACAACTACTTGAGCGATTTTCATTTAATAATACAATTAATCAAGACCAGGCCAAACAAGGAGCGCTTATGTGCGTATACGAAATTATAGATTACTTAACCGATGGAGAACAAGATTCTTTATATTGGCAAGAAGTTAGAATGTTTTTACTTTACATAGGCACTGGGGAATTAGAAGCTAAGGCAGATAGATTTAATTTAAATGACTAAAAAAATGATAACTAAAAAAACAAAGTTAAGCCTGGAAACTGATGGCAAGATTATTTCGGTTGAGTTTGACCATATTGATGTGGGATTGGATGATTACTTCCAGGCGCTTAAAACTTTATTGGTTGGAGCAACGTTTACTGAAACTCAGTTTGAGCATTGGATTATTGATGAGGCCGAAGTGATTGGAGAATATCTGCATAACCAAAAACACGATTGACAATTTGCAGTAAAATGTAAAATATATTTAATGTTATTTATATGCAATAGGGTATAAAAGATTAACTTGTTAAATTTTTATATGAGATAAGGTATAATGAGAAACGAACACGAACATAAACTCCAGGTGGCAATTTGCAAATGGTTAGAATGGACACAAGACTTTTACTATTATGCGATACCCAATGGAGGCGCAAGGCATAGGCTTGTAGCTATAAAATTAAAGATGGAAGGAGCAAAGGCTGGAGTTGCTGATATGTTTTGGATGGTTTCAAATAAGAAATGGAAAGGTTTATTTGTCGAGGTTAAGATTGACAAAGGAACTCAGCAACCAAATCAAAAAGCATTTGAGCAGATAGCAATTAATCATGGTTATTATTATGCGATTGTTAGGTCTATTGAAGACTGCGAGAGTTTGATTCGAAGATTTAGATTAGATGAGATTTGAAGGATAATTATCTAAATGCAATCAATTGGATTACAATGAGATTACAACGACCTACGATTCAAGTAGTTATCGAGTGCGCTACCTATCACGATTTGAATTATAGCCTTGAAATAAATCTTAATCGAATCAAAATGGAAAGCGGTGCATCGTACCCAGCATATCGGCAAACAAAAAAAATCAAGGATTATTTGGAAAAGCACGGATTATAATGTAAACTTTGCAAATGGAAAAGATTAATTATCAAGGAGTTATAAAAGAAGAGGTCAATCATCCTGAGCATTATCAGGGGAATGGCATTGAGGTCATTGACATTATTGATGCTTTCGACCTTAATTTTAATCTTGGCAATTCAATTAAGTACATACTGCGAGCCGACAAGAAAGGATTTAAAAAGAAAGATTTAGATAAAGCGGTTTGGTATTTAAATCGGGAACTTGAAAAGTGGAAAGGTTAATTTGGGAAGCCATTGCGGTAGGAATTATCGAGGTGGCTTTTATCGTTTATTTTATTTTTGAGATAATCAGAAAATCAAAAGAATGACCAGGTCAAAAATCATTGAAGAGCTTTACAATTCAAAGGAAATTAAGCAAGCCTTAATGAAAATGCACCCAGCAAATTTAAGGGAAGAACTCAAACAAGAAATGTTTGTAAATCTTTGCTCTATTTCAGATGATAAGTTTTGGTCAATTTATAATAACAATGGAACGAGTGGATTAAAATATTGGTTGGTCAGATGTATGCTAAATATGATTTATAGTACTGGCATGAATCAGCCATTCTTCAGACATTTTAGAGCAAAGTATGAATCAATAGATGGATTAGAAGATTTAGTGCAGATTGAGGATGAATCAAAGGATTACAAAGAAAAGCTATTTAATCGAGTAGAGGTAGCAAGAAAAGAATTATCCTGGTATGAAGATATGCTTCTCGATACTTATGTCGA